ATAATATATAATAAAGAATACAATAATTAATATTATAATCATTTAAAACTCATATTTATTTATGTCTATAGTGCTTATTGTAGCATTCATCTTTGCTACAAACGGTGCTACAATTTTATGTAGCAAGCTATGTAGTCCTTCTTCGAGTAATTCTTCTCTTGTGGTTTTGTATATCACTACCAAAGTAGGATGATATAAAAACCACCCACACTGAACGCACTCGATAGTATAAACCTTTCCTTGTCTAGTTTTAAGCCAATACGGAGGCTTTAAAAAACCTTCGCACTTAGGGCAATTATCTTCCATCGTGCTTCTCCCTATCTTCTATCGGTGATAAAACTGTACTCCATGTTCTATCACATAAATTTAATTCCCATATTCTACCATATTGATCCAAAGCGAAAAGAACATTTTTACTCACCGTTATTTGCCAAAATTTAATTGTCATCTTCCTGTACCGTGCCTTCTTTCTTTTGATGTCTTATATTTCCCTTGTACATCTTTTTTTTGTCGTAAATCAAGTTTAGTGTATGCAGTATAACTGATGCCATACTCTTTACTCAACCATTCCCTGAAATAAAATTTTGTTCCTTCCTTTTTTGTCATTTTATCCTCCTTTTAAATTCATATCCATACGAACATCCACTACAAGTAAACGATACAGGTTTTTGATCCTCAAAGTGGATATCAAATTCTGGTGAATCACACACAAAACAACAATTAGGTAAAGTAATTTTCATCTTATCCCCCATTCAGGTGCGACATCCACCAAGTAAAATTTCCCCTTAGAATAAATTGTGTTAGAAGGTCTCCCCCCTGTACAACTGTTAAACTGCATATCTCTGAAATATATTCCATCTAATTTTTTTTCTATCTCATCCATAATATCATCCATTTTATCTGTCTCCGGTACAGGCTCCGGTTTTATATATTCGTGGTATGTTACTATCTCGTCATTTCTCCTTTTCTCATACCCAACAAACTCAGGCGTGGTTACATACTTTCTCAGCTTTACAGGTATTTTTTTCTTTGCTATTTTTTCTGTTATCCTTATTCTATCAACTATAGATTCTACGGTATAATCCCCGAAAACATTACCGAACCATCTTTTCTCGATTAAATTTTTACCTATTCTGTAAACGTACCCTTCGCACTCCCCACCTATATATCTTGGAGTTTTATACAGCCCTTTGATTGGTTTTCTCATGTCATTACCATTATTATAATACCTATCGCCAATCCTGTCAAGAAAACTTTTAAATCCCACAAGAAATATTTGTAATGTCTTTTGTGGTGTCTCATACTAATATCCCAGTCCCATCTTGATTAATATAAAACACACTCTCTTGGCACAATGCAGATTTGAAATAAAGTAACAATACCTCAATCTCTTGAGACAATAATCTATCGCTTGCTATTTCAAAAACCCATACCGGCTCGATAAAAACTTTATCCTTTGTTCTAAAATATCCTTCTCCATCATACACCGTGAACCCATCCGATAGATGAAATATCTCACTCACTACCCATTCTTTATTGACTGGCTCACCATCGTTTAATTTTTGTGGTATGAAGATTTTGTATATCACTTTTTATCCTTTCTGGAAAACATCATTCCACAGTTTTCACACCTGAACCATAATAGTTTTCCGAGTTGCCCTAAAAAATTTAATGCTCCACTACACAACCGACATGGTTTCATTCTATCCTCCTTTCCCATTCCGTTTTGATAAGAGACCTATCCTCTCCGATCCGCTTCAAAGTCTCCATAGGTTTTATGTTAGCATCTTTTACTATCTTTGTCAAGATGTCCCTGTAGGTCTCCATCTTTTGTCTGTTGTTTTTTCTCTTACCCATTTAAATCCTGCTTTGCTTTAATCCACAGTGTCAAGAAGGTTTCATCGTGATCCGGTTTTAACTCAAGAAGTAACTCAATAACTCTGCTCAATAGACTGTGGTATTGACTGATCCTTTCTACTATATCCTGTGTTTTATTCCCTGTTTCTGGTATTGCTGTTGATGGGTTCGGAGTCTTAAATACATCGTCCACCGTTATATTATCCTTATTCAAGTCTTTCTTCTCAACTGAGGGCAACTTGGTGGCCTTTACGGGACTATCCTGACTGACTACCTTCCCCTTCTTTAGTGAATTACAATACCCACAAAGTTTTAAATCAGTATTCACCTTCACTCCTGCCCTAAAAACTGATTCATTACATTTCTTGCATACGAAAAGCAAAGTTTTATTTCTCATTCTGTTTTATCCTCTCTTTATACCATATCACAAAACAAACTGGGCATTGAAGCCTTACTGTCAGTTCTGAGAAATGATATTCTATAGGTTTGACCATGTTATGACAACCTGTACATTTCTCTTTCATTTATTTCCTCATTGTGTCTTGTTTTACTTTGATACTATCGAGCAATAATGATAAACTTTTTAGTGCCTCGATCAATTCTCTCTCAGTAATTGAGGGGAGATACGCTTGTTTTAATACCCTTGTCAATATCTCTTGTGCCTGTTTAAGTCTGAATAACTCAACGTGCGTGAATTTCATTAAGACTCACTCCATTCAACATAGGCAGTCAAATCTCTGTACAAATCACTTGACGTACCACCTGGATTAAATTCCGCCCCTGCAAAGTCATCCGCTTCTTTTTTGCTTAAATTCCCCAATAGCTGTACAAGAAATTTCAATTCAGTGTAGTTAAATTCGACTGTGTATTTTGCATTTACTTTTGCCATTGTTTTATCCTTTCCTTAGAGATTGACTTTCTGTTACCATCTTATTATACACTATCCTTGACAATCTGTCAAGCGGAGTGATCTTATCAGATAACTTGATCTTACTTTCGATCAACTTGAACGCTTCTTTTCTCGATAGATTTTGGAAATCTGTTAGTTTCATTAATCCCTTCCTTTCAGGCATATATCACATAATTGTGATAGGTGTTTAAAATACTCGAAAGTGTACCACGTCCCACAATAGGGACATTTTAATTCCCAATCGAGAAAGTCTATTACTCTTGTGAAAAAACTGCTATCACACAAGAATGACCATGTTCTATTATCTTTCCCTTTGCCCATACTATAATCATTTATAGTATGTTCTAATAGAAAATCCCCTGGCTTGCTCCATCTTTCCCTTGCTATTCCTTGAAATACTCTGCACTCTTCCCCAGTTTTTTTGTTAAATACTTTTAAACCTACTTCCTTGTACATTTTATCCTCTTTCTATCAGATTAGCTCTGACTAGTCTGTTTAATTCCTTCTCTTGAATTATATCATGAGAGTTATGTCTTGTCAAGGTGAATGTCAAGGATTGATACTTAACCATGACATGCGAACCTTTGCAATATCTAATTTCACAACCACGATTGACAAGCAATTTTTCAAGATCACGGTATCGCATTCAATCCCCTATGGTTTTCTCTGGATATCTTTGATAATCCATCTTCGATTATTCTGTTTAGAATGTTTCATAAATTCATCCCAAGTACAAGGCTTGTCTGCGTTCGGATTGTATATCAATCCATCTTCAAATGCTATAGCGTGGTTCCCGTACATATCACCCACTATTATTATTCCCTTGCCTGAGAGATCAATCGGACAATTATCATCGGACGGAAGTATACTCTGCCTATTTATAAATCTCTTAGTGTCATACCATACTGCAAGGGAAGATATCAGTTGATGTTGCCAATTGCTGATGGCTATGGTTTTATATTTATTCTGTTGTGTAGGATAGTATCTTGACCAATGTTTATAGTTAAGACTTTCCACCATACATACCGCAGCTAACCAACATTGATTAGGTTTTTGTTTGATATGTTTCATTAGCTTACCTTGTCGATTAAACCGTTTTTAACTGTTATTGTAGCGTACCACGATCTTTTTGTAAATGGGCATGGCCCGACTACACAATACTTTCCATCCCCTTTATATTCCGCTCCAAACATACTTGTTTCAATAAAACTAGGTTCTTTCCCGATTGCTTGCTTCAATTCTTTTTTTGTTTTAAAACCGTATATTCCCATCATGGTATTTACTCCTATGTTATATTGTTATGTTATCTTACTTGGAAAGTTTACCGTACCCAGTATCTTCTAGATATTGATAATAGTCCCAAACATTCCCGTATTTTTTCTCTTCATCGATCAATTCTGCGATCTCTTTTTGGCAATCCAAACATAGCAAGATATAACTATCTTGCATTTCTTTTAATTTTTTGCAGTTTATACACTTGCATTTCATGATGTTTAACTCCTATCATTATATTGTTATCTTATCGTACCACAAAACCACTAATATCTTTTTTAGCTTTACCTTTGGGTTTTAATCCTATCACACTAGATGGACTATCTAAAAACCTTAAATCGTTATCATCGCCACTAACCACAGTATATCCATGCCATTTATTAGGCATACTTTCAAACAATACTGCTACACTTCCACCACAAGATAATACTTCAAGACATTGGATATCATTTAATTCTGATCTTGAAAAGGTAAGATGGTAATTTTTAGGTAACAAGCCTGATAGAAATTTTATCATCATACTCAGGCTTTTTGTATAATCATAGAATTGGATATTGTGGAATTGCTCGAATATGTTAAAGATCGTCCAATTTAAATCTGACGTTCCATTTAATCTTACCACAGGAATAAAACCTTTTTTTCTAGCATACTTCTCAAAGTTTTTAATCTCTCTTTTCAACTGAGATATAAAACTTTCTCTATCGTTAAAGAAGTATTCAGTTTTTCTTTTTCTAGCATTCTGAATACTGTTAAATTGACCCCTGCCAGCAGTATTCAAGCAAGTAGAAACACACCCAGGACTAGCGTATGGGCATACATTATGCCCACTAGTGTTACTTGGCGATAAATACAGGATTGCTGTCATATACCCCTGTTTTTGGCCCTTAACGGTTTTATAATTCTTGTCAATGTTTAATAACTTCATTATATACCTCTCTCGTGTAAGTTAGCTGCAATTTCACTATCAAAACTTTCAATTAAATCTATACATTCTAGGCAAAATAAATCACTATCAGAATATGTTATGTTAGTTATTTTAAAATTTTTTCCGCACCTATCACAAATTAGGGCTTTCATTTTTTTATACTCTCTTGTTATATACCTTTTTCTATTTGTTTCCTAACATACTCTCTAAACTTATCTTCACTAAATCTTGTGTTATCCTGAGCAAGTGTATTGATTAATTTATCGTAAACTGATGAGACTCCATCCAATTCTGTTTCATTTTTGACATCCAGAATACTTTCAGCAATTACGTTTGCCAATTTTATGTAGTCTTTTCTCGTCATTTTATTCTCCTATTTAGTTTATCCTATCACAAGGTTTTAAATTTGTCAAGCAATTTCAATTCCGATTTTTAGGACATTCAATATCGTGTACTTCTTTTAGGTAAATTTCTAATGCACTATCCAACGTAATATTCTTGTTTAGACTCAGAATACATATATAGTCGAATTCTTGTTGTGTTAGGTGCATTTTTATTTACTCCTATTGTTTATGGTTAGTGTCATTTAATAGGTTTAATATGCAATAGCTATGCCATGCCTATTATTTGCATAAATATATGATTTAATTACTGTACAATAAATGACACACTATGTAAATATGTAACCAATTCCACAATATCATGACAATAATTGACACAATAAGACTTGATAGGACAAGTGTACATTATTGTACACTATAGCATATTACTATAGCATAGTATAATGTATAACATAATGCTATATACAATATATAGGGCTTGCTATAATATGTTACATACTATATATAGTATAGTATAGCTGTTGATATCCTGTTGATATGCTGTGATTATCCTGTGATTATCTTGTGGATATCCTGTGAATAAACCTGTTGATATCCTGTGGATAACCTGTGTATAACTTTGCCCTTACCCAAGCCACCCCACCCCAGGCCAGGGGGAAGGGTGGTCAGATGGGGACTGAATTTTCGCATACTTTTGCATAGAACCCTATCCCACAGGGTTGTGGTAGAATATATTTTCAATAACCCTCCTTTTTTGGTCAATAAACTTGACTTTGGCACTTTCAATATGATATAATTATAGTATACACTTCAATCATACCTTCATCATCTTCATTAAATCTGAATTATATATTATAATAATATAATATATAAAACCTCCTATAATAATAACAATGAATATAATATTAAAGACTATAACTTATTTTAATAATAAAATAAACAAAAAACTCACTTATATATATAATAATATTTATACTTTTGATTTGGTGGATTTATTATTATATATTGTATTGATTATATTATTCTTTCCTGTATTATATTTATTTACAGGAATTCTTACATTAATTAAATTCATTTATAAATATTAATATTCATTGGCAGGAGTTGGTTGTGCATAGGATATTATTTGATGTCCCATACGAAATAATTAAATCTTTTGAATCAAGAATATTAATTACTAAAATAAAAAAAGATTTTACTATATTACAATTGTTTAATGAATTGATTAAAGTAATTAAATCCAAACCTATTATCCTGATTGAAAAACTGGGGGGGATTTGTGGTACGAATTGGGAAGAGGAAGGCCCCCACAGAGAAGATATTATTAAAATTGATCCAAGACTTCGCTTGGCAGAACTCCCAGGGGTTTTAATACATGAGTTATTTCATACTCTATTCCCTCAACTTCATGAGAATGAAGTATTATCTCTGGAATTTATGTTTGTGAAAAAAGCTAAGAAATGGCAAATAAATAAGATTGTAAACCTTTCGGTGCAGTATTGTAAACTTGATTTTCGGTTTTATATTAAAAGGGTTCATGTAAAAAATATTCTAAAGAGGAAATAATGGGTGGGTTTAACGATCCTGAAACTAATAAGAAGGCCCAAGAAAAAAGTTTGGCCACTAGACGTGCAAAGAAAAATACTCAGTTGATGAAACTGTTTGATGATGATATCCCTCCTACTCCTGTAGATCAATTGAGTGCTGAATCATTCAAGGAGTTACTTCCAGGGTTTCAGCCTTCTTTAGCACAACTGAAAATACTTGCTGTGGCCCTCAGTTTAGAACATGGTGATTCGATAAGAGGATGGTTTAAAGCTGCTGAACTGAATAGGAATGATTGGTATATATGGATCAGGAATCCAGATTTTACAACATGGTGGAATAAAAGTTTTAATAAGGGGATCGAACAATATCGTGGTGAGTGGGTTGCGATTGGACTCCGCAGGATGAACTCGAATGACCCTGACAGATTCAATTATTGGAAAGCTGTAGGAGAGAAAATATTCGGGTTTATCACAGAGTTGAAAGTTAAGCAAGATAAAAGTCCAGAGGAAGAACAACTTACTAAGGAATTATTAGAGTTAGTTAAAGATGTGAATATGGAAAGAAATATGAAACAAGTTGATGGAGAAGTTATTGATATAGTGATACCGAAGGAGATTGAAAATAATGGTGTTAGCTAAAAATGTAACTGCTGATGATGCACAAGTTTCTACGGTAGGAAGTCTTTGGGGATATTCGGTAAGAAAAAATATTGCCTTTTATATTACTCTTAGAAGCGGGAGTGTTTCTGGTAGTATTCTGGCGCATATAGAAGCTACTGGTGCTGGTGGAGAATCTACTGTATTTTTTAATAAAGGTGTAGCAGCTAGTGGTATATACGCTAATCTTGAATCTGGTACATTCCCAACAGGACTTGTAATTTATTTTGGTGGATAAGGAGTGGAATAAGTGCGTAGACAAAGTGCCCCTCAAGCTAATGATAGTGGAGAAGTTGTAAGGAATATTCCTTCCGGTACACAGGATGTGAATATTGTGGGTGGGGGTGGTAGTGGAGTACAATATGATGAAGATACTGCTTCTGTTGCTGCTGAAAAAATTACAATGGCAGGGGTTGTTCGTAAAGATACTGCTGTTTCTTTAGTTGATACTGATGGAGATAGAACAGAATTAGAAGTAGATTCTGCTGGTAGACTGCATGTAAGTGCAAGTGCTGGTGTTGATGTTACTGATCGTGCGCTTCGTGATAATGGGAAGGTTGATATAGCTGCCTTCGATGCTTCACTTCCAGCAGGAACAAATAATATTGGTGATGTAGATGTTTTGAGTTTACCGCTTCCAACAGACGCTAGTACAGAAACTACTTTAGCTCTTATTAAAGCTAAAACCGATAATCTTGACGTAGCATTATCTACTCGTACAAAACCAGCAGATACACAGAATGTTCAGATAGCTGCTGAGACAGCAAATAAGATTGAAGTCCAGGGAGATGTAGCGCATGACGCTGCTGCTGCTGGCAATCCAGTATTAATAGGAGTTAGAGCAAATGCTAATGAACCAACTGCTGTCGCTGATGCAGATGCAACACATCTTTGGGCTGATCTTTTTGGAAGATTGGTTGTTTTAACAGGACATCCTTCACCAGAGGCTCCTGTTACAGCTAATGGCGGTGCTGCTGGATTATCAGTAATTGCTGCTCCAGGTGCAAGTCTTAGTCTTTATATTTGTAAAGGAAGTGTTCATAATAGTGCAGCAACAGAAAGTGTTATTTCTTTGAGGGATGGTGCTGCTGGCACAATTCGCTGGACTATTAATGCTGCTGCTGATGGTGGTGGATCATTATTTGATTTTGGTTCAAGAGGATGGAAATTAACAGCTAATACTGCTTTAGTTGCAGATATAGGAGCAGCTACAGGATATATTAATATTACAGAATACTATATAGCACCATAGGAGATTCAGCATGGCATGGGTTAGAACACAAAATGTTTCAGGGAATAATAGTAATAATCCAAGCACCTCAATATCTAGGACTATCACAGCACCAGCAGCAGGTAGTTTGATTGTAACTGCGGTTGCAATCGACAAGAATTCTGGAACACTTACTACCCCCAGTGGTTTTACACTTCTTAATAATCATGTAGCAACTGATGTATCAGGAGGGTTAGCATATAAAGTTTCTGATGGGACTGAGACAACTGTGGTATGGAGTTGGGTAACATCTCATGAAGCATGTTCTTGGGTTGGTGTGTATACAGGACTTTCTTCAATACCAGAAGATGCGAAGGCAGAAGCCAACTCTGGTTCAAGTGCGGTTACTTCACAGACTAGCGGTACAACAGCAGCAATCGCTGGAACACCAGAACTAGGAGTAGCTGTAATGGCAGCAGATACCGCTAACAACGTATTCACAGGCAGAGCATGGAGTAATGGTTTTGCAGAGATAGCATTTCAACCTGGAGATAATGGTGTAATCGCAGGAATGAGTATAGCAGAAAAAAACATAATTTCTGCTGGTACTGTAGAAACCACATTTAGTACAACAGACAGTGGAGATCAACTATGGGCGAGTGTGGCGACATTTAAAGAGGAAGCTGTTGTTGGTGGATTAAAAACATTAGCACTCACAGGAGTTGGAAAATAATGTGGAAATTAATAAAATTATTTTTTTGGGTTTGGCGTTCTAAGCAGTTAAAAGAAGCATGTGAATATTCCATCACAAAGACAGCCAAGGATATATCATTCAGTTATGCTGATAATGATATGGTGAAGCAAGCAGAGTCCCACCAGTGGGCAAAGTTGTATATGAAGGAGTATGGTGGAGAAGCAAGTGATTCAGAGATAAATTTAATGATCGAGATATTATTTCAGTTAAAGAGGGGGAATAAGAATGGCAACTGTAACTTTGAAACGAAAAGCACTTCGATTAGGAAGAGCATCTGCTCAACCTAATGATTGGGATGATTTTGTAACAGCATTAAATAAACTTACTACATTGTGCAATGAGTTGAAGGCAGATTTTAATGCTCATGCTCACGGTGGAGCCGGTACAGATACCACAACCTCTGCTGCGGATGCAGATAGTTTTGCTCAAAAAGCATAATAATTTTAGCTTATCTACCATGTGTAGAAAAAGTAACGATATTGTTTGAACAATATCAGTTCACGAAAGATGAACAATGGAAATTACTGAACAAAGAATAAAAGAATTATCTGCTGAAAGTAAAGTTGGAGCATTGAGAGCTATTTATGCTAATGACTTCAAATTATTTAGGAAGAATTTAGTTTACACTCTTGATGAACATGATACAACTGGAAATGCTATTAAGAAATTTCCAGCATGGGCTTACTTGGATGAATTGGATAATGACCTCCTTCAATATCGGTGGCTGTTCGTTCTTAAATCAAGGCAGATGATGGCAACTTGGGAGTTGGTATCTTATTTACTTTGGACTATTCTCTTTCATAAAGGTAAGAAGGTAGCCTTTCAATCAAAGAAGGGTGATGATGCTGATGCTCTTGTACAAAGGGCGAAGGTGATATATGATCATCTTCCTAAGTGGAAGCCTCTAGCAGAGTTTAGTTATTCCAGAATCAAGGTTCCAGAGATGTATTCGGATGGGTATGGCATCCCACAAGGCCCTGACCAGCTTAGATCATACACTTTCTCGGTGATATTTTCTGATGAGTTTGGATTTCAAGAACAGCTTCAAGATACATTTAGTGCTTCTAAGCCAGCAGTTGATGGGGGAGGACAATTTATAGCTGTAACAACTTGGCCCAAAGGCAGAGCCAATTTTAAAAAGAATTGGATGCAGAATCCAGTGTTTCAACAACCAAAGGGAAAATTAGTAAAACTTCATTACAGTAGACGACCAGACAAAGATGATATTTGGAAAAGAGAAGCCAGGAAGGGATATACAGAAGAAGCATGGAATCGTGAGCAGGAAATGATTGAATTAGGAGAAGGTAGAAGAAGGATATTTGAACCATTCAGTGAACTTCGTCATATTAATTCTGGTTTGATATACCAGAAGGAGAAAGTAGTATTAAGAGGTTGGGATTTTGGATTTCATCGTCCTGCATGTTCTTGGAGCCAGATAGATGATCAAGATAGATGGAATGATTTGTACGAAATATTAGGACAAGATGAGATTTTAGAGAATTTTGCTCCAAAAATTATTGCAGAAAGTAATATAAGATATCCTGACGCTACGTTTATAGATTATTGTGATTATGCTGGAATGCAAAAATCAGATAAAAACAGAAGAACATCTATCGAAATATTGAGAGATTTTATTAAACAGCATCCTATTTGTCGTCCTAATCTTGATATTGAAGATGGACATGAAATAATCAGGAAGAAAATGGTTATGTGGATTGGGCCTAGACCTGGATATCAAATTCACCCATCGTGTGTGAATAGTATTGATGGATTTTTGTCAGGATATATTTATGCTAGAGATGGTAAAACTCCAACAGGCGATTTAAGAGATGAAGATGAGAAGGAAAATAATGAAAAAGATTATTACAAACATCTTCAAGATTGCCGAAGGTATAAAATCCAAAATATTTATACCAATAAGGGAGACAAAATGAATACTGAAACAAAACTTAATGCCAGACAATCTAATTCTTATAATTCTGCATTGTTAAGGATGAATGCGAGAAGGGGAATGTAATGCCAGAAGAAATTTTAGAAGAAGAATCTAGTCAAGAATTTCTGATCGACAATAAAAATTACGCAGAAGATACAGAGAAAGCTGCCGAGGCGTTATCTTTTCTTGACAAAGTTTCTACAGAATTGCAGATGCGTAGAGGGCTATTGAATGCGAAGTATTTAGAGTATTACAATATTTATCGCTGTACATTTGATGTCAGATATTATAATGGTGAAGCACAAGTTTACGTTCCTATTTTGAGAAAAGCGTGTGAGCAGTTTGTTTCAAGAATTAAAAGAGCATTGTTTCCCACCGATGATGTTTTTGATGTAGAACCAACCGACAATGATATGGATGATGAATCTGATGCTATTTATGATTACATGAAATGGCAGGTAGAAAAAAGAGTTAAGCTAAAGCAAAAAGTTGATAGATTTCTTAGACAGCTTGTCATGTACGGATGGGCAGTGATTGAATGCGGATGGGAAGAAGAAGTTAAGAAAATTATAGGATTAAGAAAGAGGCAAACGCCAGTAAGAATAAAACAAACTGATCCCATCACTGGAAATACTTATTATGAAGAAACTGGTGAGATGGAGACAGTTATTGAGGAAGCTGAAAAGAAAATTGTAAAGAAACGCAATCCAACATTTGATGTACAAGATAATTTCGCTACATATTTATGGCCACACACAGCTAATGATATAGATGAAGTGGTTGGGGTAATCACTTTAAGTAAACAGACTCGAAATCATCTAGTATCACAAATGAAAAAAGGGATATATGTTAATGTCAATATACCAGAAATATCTCTGGGAGATGTATCAGACCAGTGGAATTGGTCAAAGGAATATAGATTAGCCAAAGACGGATTGACCGATCAGGAAGATTCACAAAAAACCTTCTTTAGAGCAACACTTATTAAATATCAAGGTCTTTATAACTGGGGAACAGAAGATGATCCAGACGAGCAAGAAACGATAATCACGACTATCGGTGGGAAGATTTGTATTGAATTAAGGAAGTGTCAGTATTTTGATAATGAGAAGCCATTTCTACTTGGTCGCATTAATGAGTTAATGAATGAAATTTATTCTTCTGGTATGTATGAGCCTTTGGCTTCATTACAATATTATTTTAATGATACAGCTAATCAGACATTTGATAGTAATTATTATTCTCTTAACCCTATTGTCAAGTATGACCCAGGCAGAGTAGTAAATATAGCTTCTATCGCATTCGCACCTGGGGCTATGTGGGCATTAACCGACCCTTCTGCTGCTGATATCATCAGACCACCAGAAGTGGCTTCTATCGGATTTAGCATCATGGCACAAGTTAAGGGATTGATCGAAGAATATCCTGGTTTACAGAATATACCAATGACGGGAAGAAAGGCTGCGTTGCATATACAAGCACTTCAGCAAGAATATTCACTTCCAGTACAGCAGATCGTTGAGAATTTAGAAGATACTATAATGTCTCCTTGGTTAAAGAAGGCTTATAGCAGAGTACAACAATTCTTGAATAAAGCAGAGATTGTGAGGGTAACTGGTAGAAAGGGTGCTAAATATTGGAGAACAATCGACCCTGAGAATCTCGTAGGAGATTATAATTTTTATTGGAGAGGGGCTAATCAGACTACCAACATACATATTAAATCACAACAAATAGCACAATTCTTAAACACAATGGCTCCTTGGGTACAATTAATGATGCAGCAACAGAAATTACCTAATATTGAATGGCTATTGAAAGAATACTGGTCAGATGGGCTTGCTATGGATGGTGAAGATAAACTATTCATCAGTATGCAGGATGAAAGAGCATTACCTCCTGAGATTGAAAATATGATTATGGCATTGGGCAAGCCACTTCCAACTAGCATGGGGGATGACCACCAAGGACACATGCAAGCACACCAACCATTACTACAATCAGACATGCCTGAAATTGTGGAAATAGCCAGAATGCACATGGAGAAGCATCAGAAAGATTTTGAAAATATGCAGAAATTAATGCAGCAACAAGCTGCTGCTCCACCACCAGAACCACCAGCAGAGCCAGGACAGGAAGTGGAAGGCGAAAGAATGATGGAAGGAAATCAACCAATAGGAAATTTTAGGGGGTAGAGAAGAATGAAACATGGAACACCAGAACACAAAGAAGAAATGAAAAAGAGGATGAAAAAACCCTCACCCAAAATGCTCGGTAAAGGTATGGCAAGAAAAGCAGTAGAAGCATTGCATAAACGTAAAACTCGATTAGAACAAATGGAAGCACAATTGGAAGGGAAGTCATTTTAATGGAAATGGATTATAAAGCCATAGAGTTGTTAGAAAAGGCTATAAAATTACATCAAGTTCACATGGATTATCCAAAAACTGCTGATGTAGAATCTCAAAATAAGCTAATGATGTATATTAAAGATGCACACCAAGCATTAAAAGAAAACTTTATAGAGGAAAAGATGGAAGGAGTAAAATTTTAATGGCTGGAAAAGTAGAAAAAGTAATGGGAGAGTATAAAAGAGGCACGTTGCATAGAGGTAAGAAAGGCCCAGGGAAAGGTGCAAAAGTAAAGAGTAGGAAACAGGCTGTGGCGATTGCTCTCAGCGAAGCTAGGGAAGCAGGAGAGAAAGTTTCTCCATCACCAGCAGAAAAACGATTAAGAGGGAAGAAATTTTAATGGGTAAAACGTGGAAGGATTCTGAAAGTAAGAAACCTATTTATACAAGTAAAAAACAAATTAAGAGCAGGGGGTAAGTCAGTAGTAGACTACTCGGCTTGGAACCGAGAGGACATTGGTGCGAATCCAATCTCCCTGACCAAATTAAGGAGAATATTAATGGCAAAAAGAGCAATGCCCACTGTTCCTGGGACACCAAAATATCCAAGAGGGGAACCACTTTTATTACCTAGAGCAAGAAAAAGGAAAGCCAGGGTTGCTCCATACCCCAAAGAATTTGAAAAAGAAATAGAAGGAGAAAGAGAAGAAAGATTACAACGACTTGAAAAACGATTAAAAGGTAGAGCAATTTAAGGAGATGATAGATGGACTTTCAAAATCTTAGTGCAGATTATGAGAAATTAACAAAGTGTTTAAAGGATGCTGAGGAATTTGATAAACTATGTAAAGAGAATCCAGAACACATAAAACAAGTGTTTTTGGACGGAATGAAATCCGAGTTTTGGAGATTTTTTCAGGGCTGCATGGTTAGAACCAAATGGAGTATGGAACAAAATCTGAAGGGAAAAACAATAAATAACTTGGATGATTGTATTACACTAGCAAAGTTTAATACAATATATAAACAGACAGATGAATTAATAAATTTTCCTGAGAATTTCTTAAAGACACTTTTGAAAATACAGGAAAAAACAAATGCCAAAATCGCTGGCTAAGCGTAAAATAGGAGGATATAATGGCTGATCAAGAAGCGTCAGATCAGGTTGACGTTAAAGATACTGATGAACAGAAAGAAGATACAGAGGAAGTTAAAGAAGAAGAAGTCGTTGAGGAAGAAGAATCAGAGCATGAAGAAAAAGTGCCTTATTCTCGATTCAAGGAAGTTGTTGATGAAAAGAATACACTTAGAGGTTTGACTGATACTCTATCTCAATTAGTTACTCAAAATAGAGGATTGACACCAAAGGATAAGGAATTTGAGTGGCCCGAAGATGTCGATGCTAATACAAGAAAAGCTGTAGAACAATATTACAGACAATTATCTGGCAAGCAAAATGCAGCCAATGAGGAAATCTTAGGGGCTGTTATTGACAGACTTGATGAAGTAAAGGCTTCTGTTGCTAACCCTCAAATTAAAAAATATACCAGGGAGATAGATACTATTCGTAAAGAATATTCTAATTCAGGGGCATATTTAACTAGGGAACAGGCATTTGAAATTGCTGTTACTAGGGGGTTGATTAAGAAAACTTCCACTGGAAAACTCATTGTTAAAAAGTCTGATGTCAGAATAAGCAAAGAAAAGACCAATAACAATGTCAGTTCTTCTAAGGATAAAATAAAGAAGCCCATGCGAGACATGAATGACAAAGAACTAGATGAAAGCATGGTTGATGTAAAATTTTAAGGAGAGTGATTTTTAATGTTCAAGTGGTTATCCAATAAGCTATCTTCTTGGTTACAACCTAAGATGGCTGGTGGAGCAGATACCACATCCACTGTTCTCGGTAATTATACCGTACAGTCTGGATCAGACGCTATCCAGTACATTGCAGAAAAAACTCTTAGGATTGCTTATAAGATTCTAAGGTTCTATGAAATGGGTGATAAGGCAGTATTGCCTTCTCAATCATCCAAGACATTCCAATATACTCGATATGAGCGTTTACCATTACCTTTCAGTGTAATTAGTGAAGGTAATGAGGGTAGCTCTACTACAATGAGTATTTCAACTGTTACTGCGACTGCGGAACAGTGGGGAGCATACGTTACAATTACTGACGTTGCTGAATTAACAATTAAACACAAGCCTCTACAAAAGGCTCTACAACTATTAGGGTTTCAGAGTGGTGAAACAGTTGAGCGAGAATGTTTTAATGTCGTTGCGACTGGAACATCTATCTTCTATCCTGGTACTATTGCAAATAGATTTTCACTAACCTCTACCGATGTAGTTACTTCTGATACATGGCGTAGGATGGTGGCAAGTCTACGAGCTAATGGTGCTATGGGAATGGAACGTGCGCCAGGGGTTGCCGATCCAGAGTTAGGAGATCATTATGTATCTATTCTTGATTCCTACATGGAGTTTGATGTATCATCTGATCCTGATTTTATTGACTCAGTTAAATACGCTGCTGCAAAGAGGTTATGGAATGGAGAGATTGGAGAGTTCTTAGGTGTTCGTTTTCTACGATCCAATTCACTTCCAACTTTAACATCTGCTGCTGCACCTACCACAAATATTAATGAAGGTGGGGGAGATTTGGCACTACGTTATCACCGGATTCTAGTTGTAGGTTTCGATACTACATTCAATTATCCTAGCGTAATCTACCAAGTTTCAACTGAGGATGTTGGTGCTGCCGATACTGATGACTCTGTTACCGTAGTGTTACCATCTACTGCTACACTACGATATAAGATTTACTGGGCAACATCCGCATCAGATATTACCGCTTCTAGTGCTGCAAACGCAGCTATTACTAAGTATGTTCAAGGTTCAGATCAATATTTTGCTGCATCAGCAAGTATTGAGATTGGAGATACTGCCAATGCCAATGGTACTACAATCTTCGCAATCGCTACCTCCGGTACAACTGCTGGTAGCTTACTTGACGAAATGGCATCAGCTAGTTCCAAGACTCACCTTGGATTCTTATTCGGTAAGGAAGCATACACCGTTGTTGATCTACAAAACTTACAGTCTACACTAACCCCTCCTGGGGCAAGTGATAGTAATCCTCTAGCATTAAGACGTAAAGCTGGATGGAAGATTATGTTCAAATGCGTAATCAACAACAACAACTTCTTCAATCGAGTAGAAGCTGAATCTTCATTTGATTAAAATTAGCCTATGAACCATCTACGGTTCTAAGTAGTAGAATAGGCTAAAAGGGTGGAGTAGGTATAATTCGGTAAAATGGTTCTTGACAATACAATGTCTAAAAGGAACTAGCTAATATCCGATGACCGAGGATGATCCTGGGAGCAGGATGAGGGTTATTACTCAAAAAAGAGGATGAAATGTCCAACCAATTAGAATTAGATTTTACTGAAAAAGAAATTATAGTAAAGAAGCGTGGTAGACCCCCAGGCTCAAAGAATAAGAATAGCAGGAAAGAGAATGTAGATACTCATTTGGCTCATACCCAAAAGATAGAAGGTGCAAGTCCTTCTCCTGCTACCAATGATGATAGATTTGATAAACTAGAAAGATCAATTAATCTTCTTACTCAGATAGTATCTGGACTGGTAGATCAGAAGAAATTAGACGCTGATGCGTTGGCAGACACAGCCAAAACAGTACAGGAAAAATTAGAAGATACTGGGGAAAAAAAAGTCAAGATAAATGTGAAGCCAGAAATAATAATTAATGGAGCTAGATATTGTGGGATAGTTGAAGTCCCTGTTAGTTTGGCAAGCCGACTAAAAGGAATGATGGAGACAAGAGAAGAAGCAAAAAGGAAAGAATTAGAATATATAGAACACCCAATATTAGAATTGGCAGTATTAAAAGGCAATTAAATAGGAGAAAACAATGTTCAACTTTTTTAAAAGGAAGCCGGTTGCTATTATTCAGATTTCAAGATTAACAGCAACAGAAGAAAATACCAGTGTTACAGTTAATGCTTTTAAACTAGATAGGAAAGAAATTTATAAAGCCATGCAAGAAGCAGGGGAAGCATTAAGACTAAGGCTTATTGAAAATAATTTGGTAGCACAGCGTTGCATGACGGAAGAAGTAAAAGAAGATAATGTTCAAGATACATCTGAATTTAAAAAGAGCAAGGTGAAAAAGTAATGGCAGTAAGAATAGCAAAGACAGCTATAATCAGTATTGCTCAACAGAATGTGGCTAGAGGGACAGAATTAAACACTATATGCGATGACAAGTTAAATCTAATTGTCGATCAATTATATAATGACTTTTCATGGCCTAGTAATCAGATATCTGCTTCCATCACATTAACTGCTAATCTTAGCACATGGACTGTTCCTACAGATTATGCCAAGGGGCTGTTTGGGAAGTTAATATTGCCTAATAGCTCTCCCCCAATCGAGATTACTTTGCCACTGTTGTCTTTTGTTGATTACGGATTGATTAGTGCCCAAAGTCAACCAGGGCAACCACAGATATTAAATATTAACAGACGAGTGGACACTGGTGGAGAGATACAATTATCCGGTACGGTATGGCCTGTTCCAGATCAAACATATTCTGGTAAATTATATTATCATGCTATTCAAATTTATGATGTAGCCGATGCTGCTGCGCCAGCATTTCTTGATATAAAAACATTAACTGAATTGCTTACCAATGAATTAAGAGGAATGGGATACGGTACAGATGTTGGCATACCATACGATCCACAGATGTTGGAAAAGGTGTTGGGTAGGATGCGTAGAAATATGGCTGATGAAGGAATATATCCACAGAGAGCGAAGTTAGATGGTAGAATATTCAGACATAGACCTAGAACAGCTTCATGGCTCTCAGAATAGGAGAAACTAATGACACCATTTGAATATCTTGTAGGATCACTAATAGTGGGATTGTATATTAATGGATTTGTGTATTATAAATTAGCAGTTAAGGAAGCTGTAAAAGTTAAAGCAGAATTAATGATATTAAGAGAGAATGATCTTAAACATATAAATGAAATGCTATCACAAATCACCGATCATATATTTCGTTTAGCAAAGAAGGATTAAAATGTCCAAAAAGGATTTAAAATTCACTGGTGGATTAAATTTATTTGTACCTCCACATGAGGTAGCAGATAATCAGGCGCAGACTTTAGAAAATATGGAGATACGTCCGACCAGTATTGATGGTAATTTAACTTTCTATGCTCTTACAGCAAGATATTCTTACAAGAGATTACATGGCTCCGATCTAGGGATAATCCCAAGAAATTTGGTGGAGTTTGTCCAAGTGAATAGTGGAGTAGGAGTTAAACAGTTTACTGGGGCTGGATTAAATGATGCTACGTTTGGTGGTACTTATGTAGGATCAACTGTTTTATCCACCTATGAAGTAGAGATAGATGCCACAGGAACCCCCGATACTTTTAAATGGAGAAAAGATGCAGGAGGATATACCACAGGGGTAGCTATCACTGGTTCTGCTCAGACGCTTGCGGAAGGAGTAACAATCACTTTTGCAGCCACTACAGGACATACACTAGGGAATAAGTGGATAGTTAATGTATCTCCATCTGGTACTAAATGGTTAGTTGTTGGGGGATTAGGAGCAGGCACTACCTTTGTAATTAAAGCACTTCGAGATGGACAGACAACCCCAATACAAGTCAGTTCTCAAGCTACCGTTAGTGCAGGGGTATGCAGCTTTTTGTTATTTAATAATTATCTATATTATACTGATGGAAACAAAGCATGGCGTAAGTGGGATGGGTTAGATGATACAGCCAGTGGGTTTACCACAATAACCAAGTATGGTATTCAACATAAAAGTAAAGCAATATATCTAAATGATGTTACTAATAACAAACCCCATCGGTTTTGGGTTAGCAATACCGGAACACCAGAAACAGTACCAGCAGCTAACAGTTTTGACGTAGGAGAATCCACAGATGCTTTAGTTGCAGGGATTGACCAGACGGAAAGATGTATATTAATTAAAGAAAAATCTATGTATGGATTTTACTTAGCTCCTACACTTACAGAATCAACTATACTTAGAGGGGATCAATGGAAGGGATCAGTAAGCCCTCTAGGGGTTGTTTGGGGATCATTCGGTACATATATTTATAGTGCTGATGCTGGTATCCAATCTATATCAGGTCTTTATATAGAACCAAGTGTGTTACAACTTTATAATAAATTTAAAGGATTTCAAAATACTGCTGCTGCATTAATGTTCAGAGAAGATCAAGTTTTAATTAGTACAAAATCTGATTCAGGACAAAGTAAAAATAATAGGATTTATTTGGTAGATATATTAGATGAAGAAAACTTGAAGGTGTATCAATATAATATTCCCATAGTAGTTTTCTGCCAAAATAAAGGAATATTAACATTCGATAAAAGATTAAAAGCTATCGAAGATGATGGGACAAATAGATATATAGTTGAATTAGATCAGAGAATATCTACAGCAGAAACTAATATATCATGTTTGGTTAAGACAAAAGATTTTTCCTTAGAAGATATTGGTCGTTTTAAGAAATTGAATTATATAGTGTTGGAATTCAACGCACCTAACACAGTGAATGCCGTAACATTAAAAATATATGGTGATGGAGTATTAAAAGAGACACTTACATTCACCCCAACTGCTACAGGACATAATATTAAAAAGTTTTTACCAAAGAGACATTTATCATTCGGGAAGCACATAACATTTCAGATAGAGTATACACAACCAGCTAGTAATACTGATAGATTTGCATTATTTGATAGCAGCTATTTTGATTATGATACAGAACAAAGGGTAGACTAATGAAACTTTACGATTATAGTAGACGGAGATCGAAGTCTAAAGACATTCAATTCGATCAACTAGATGAAGAAATAAGACGGATTTGGGATGCTTTGTATAATAGGAGAGGACAATATTCAGATCAATTTGGTGGAGCAGGAAATGACCCCTTTACTAATATTTATGGAGTAGGACGGGTAGGTGGGCCAGGATATTCAAGAGAAGAAATTTTGGCAAGAATACCAAGAGGAACGAGTACGACATTACCTTTTGATCCTCTTACTGGATTACCTTCTACTCCATCTTTTGTGAAGCAACAATTTTCTATTCATCCTCCTGGGCCTTATCCAGTTACAGTAGGTGCTAGTATACCAGCACCATCAGGAATACCAATAGGATATGTTGGTAGAACATTTGGTTATTATATCCCTACAACTGGGGCACAAGATTTGGTTGAAATTAAACTAAAAGGCCCAAACATTACTGATCCAGTTATAGAAACCATTGCTCCGAGTTTTGGGGGAGGGTCAGAATTTGCTGTAAGATACAATACTTTGTTAGATGAAGGAGAATATATAGAAGTAGTAGTTAATAAAACAGCTAGTGATGTGCATTTCCCTGTAGCACAAACTTATTCAGGACATTTTACACTTTTATTAATTGCAAAATGGCCATTAGGTCAAACAGACACTTTAAATCTTGGTTATGGTATTAATTTAAAATTTATAAGAGTTAAAGTAGCTCCAACTTCTACACTAGGGACTCCTATATATACTTCGCCAGCAAATAAAGTATCATATATTCCATTAGAATATGTTGCACTAAGATTTACTGGAGCAGTTTCAGGTTCTCCTACTGCAAAATGGAGACATATACCAGTGGATACAGCAGTTCCAACTGTAGCGTTCCCTGGATTATATCTCTGGAATCTAGGGAGTAGATATATGAATACTCCTTTTCAATCTCCATTTGCGGCTTCTGCATCCTCAATCGGTTCATCAGGATTTCCATTACTTGAACCAGGAGATCAGTTTCTTGTAACTCCACCATCAACTACTGCTGGTACTTTTATTATAGCACATTTTCCGGTATATGAAATTGATTTAACTGAAACTTTAAATTTTTAATAGGAGATAAAATGATACTTCGTAAACCGAATTTTCAAGATATTTATAAAGCAACACAAGTATTAAGTGATGATGAAGAAGAACAGAAACAGATATTACAAGAGTGGTTGTATCAGCATAAAAATAATCCTTCATTTTTTAGTTATGTAATAGTAAAGGATCATGAGGTACTAGCTGTTGTTACAGGATGGTTCTATGAAGAAACAACTATCGTATCAATAGGAAGAATCGAAGGGAATGAAAAATTAAAACAAACATTATTCAATAAAATATTGAAAGCGTTTGATCCTGAAAAAATAACTGTTTCATTAAAAGAGTTGGATAGATTTGCTTCCAATTTTAAAGTAGAATCTTACAATCTAGTTTGGGATAGACTAGAAAAAGAAGATGAGGTTATAGAAACCGATGAAAATAGTACGAGTGTTGAAGAAAGAAACGATTAAGAAAGTTTTTGAAGCATTGAATGAGAGTTTTGAAAAAGAAGGTAAGTTTGGGAATTATGGGATAAGTTATAATCTGGAAGATTTTACTGACTTCTGGTTAAACGAGGGAGATGATGGATTTTTACTTGCAGCTATTGAAAATGATAAAGTAGTCGGTGGGATTGGGGGAAGTATTATCCCATCCAATTTCAATAAAAATTTAAAATTTGCAAGCGAATTATTTTGGTTTGTATTAAAAGAATATAGAGATAAAGATGTAGGAAAAAAGTTGTATGTAAATTTTGAACAGTGGGCTTGTGATAAACAAGCTACTAATATTATGATGATTGGCTTGGAAGATTTAAAAGATGTTGAAAAATTCTATCAAGCAAATAATTTTAGTAAATTAGAAACAACATGGATAAAGAGGGTGAGTTAATTGGCTCATAAAATTGGAAAGAAATTTGAGAAAAGTGTGTTAAGACCTATAGGAAAATTCCAGGGTAAAGTATGGAGAAGAACATTACCTATTGCTACAGGTGCGTTGGGAGGATTTTTAACAGGTGGGCCTATGGGAGCTATCATGGGTGGGGCTACAGGACTTAAAGGTGCTTTACAAAAAGGGGGACAGCCAGTTACTTTTGGTAATCTATTTAAATCCGCAGGAATGGGAGCGTTAGGAGGATTGGGTTCTAGTGCGCTTATGGGAGCAGGAGGCATGTTTGGAATCCCTGGTGGGGGTCTTAGCTCAATGTTAGGACTGGGAGGACAAACTGGTTTACTCGGCGGTCTAGGAAGTGGATTAGCCGGAATGTTAGGAATGGGAGGAGGTGGTGCTGGTGGAGCAGGATTAGGATTATTCGGTGGAGGTGCTGGTGCTGGTGGTGGCCTTGGTTCAATGCTTGGTTTAGGTGGTGGTGCAGGAGGGGGTGGAGGATTTTTAAGCACTTTACTAGGTGCAGGAGGTTTACCCCAATTGGCATCCACAGTATTAGGTTATGGTGGAGCAAGACGACAAGAGAGGCGAGAATCTGAAACAGGAGATATTCAAAGATCATTGTTAGGACAGGGACGTGAATTAGCTGAATTAAGTCCAGAAGCTAGAAAAGCTATGTTGGCTAGAGCAAAAGAGAGTATTAGAGCATCACAAGCAGAGAGAGGTATCTTTACAAGCGGTGTAGGTGCTGCTGCCGAAGCAGAACAATTACCATTAATTGAGGCACAATTAAACCAACTAGCACTACAAAATCTAATCAATATCTCAGGTGCTTACGGTCAGGCTTATTAAGGAGTGATTAACATGCCACAAAGAACAAGTGCAAGTATGTACTTAGCAGATAGATTGCGTGAAATAGCTGTACAAAATGTAGCTGCTGCTCAAGCCCAGGCTGATGAAGAAAGACAAATTAGAGTACAAACTAAGATATCTGAAATACAATTTGAGCAACAGAAAAAAATTCATCAACTTGCTTTAGAAGAAACTAAGAGAATTGAACAAGAAAAACTTGGTAAAGAAATTGTTGGTAATGTCAGTATGGGATTTAATCTTCAAAAACATGCTCATTTAATTTCTGATGATCCACAAGAGAGAGAAAGATTAAAAGGTATCGGGAAATGGATGCAAGATACTGGTAAATCTGCCGAAGAACTTACAGGAGTTATGAAAACTCTAGGAACAAAAGAAACTGGTGCTGAAAGAATAGCCAGGAGAAAAGAAGAAATACTATTAGCAGATACCGAAAAATATAGTAAATTTACTACAGCTATAGCAGATTATACTCCTGAACAATTATCAGATAAGAAAATTCAAGCAGGATTAATGAAACATCTGGCAGGAGTTACTGATACAGGTAAAATTAAAGAAGCAAGAGAATATATAAAATATTTATCTTCTCAACCTAAAACACAATTACCTCCTGAAGTAAAATTGATGTTTGATGAACATAAAGCATTAAGCAATCAAATGCAGAGTGAATTGTTTAAAGCAGAAAAAGAAGAATTAGATTTAGAAGAAGTTAAAAATAGATATGCACCACTTCTTAACCAAAGAGCAGATGTGGTAAATGCTTATTTAGCAGAACAGGGAGAAGAACCAATATTAGAAACATGGAGTCCTGAAAAAGAAACAACTCCCAAATGGGGGTTTGGATTCTTTGGTGGAAAAGAAATAACTAAGATTAAGCCAAAGAAACCAGTTGGTAAGCAGCCTGAAACTAAAGAGACTCCTAAATCTAAACCTAAGAAGGATATTAGTATCAGAACGCAGGAAATAATAACAGACAATCCTAAATTAACAGATGATGAAATAACCGAAAAATTAAGGGAAGAAGGATATTAATAAATGGCTCTACCAATCCCTAGACCACATATAGTAGCAAGGGTTAATAGAATTATTGCTCCATTTAAAAGTGAAGTTGTTATTAAAGATTTGCCTAAAGGACAACAATATCAGATTGCCCAAATTAAAATGAGTCCAGAAGTATATCGTAGAGAGAATAGAATTCCTCATTTAGCAAATGCTGAAACAGGGGAAATATTAGCTACAGGAAAACCTGGACAGGATCACATGGATTTAGTAAAAGAATATAGTGGTACAACCCCTTATGATCCAGGGGCTATAAAGAAAAAATTACCATCAGGAGATAAATTGGCTTTTATTGAAGAATCTCCTGTTGATATTTCTTATCGTTTCGCTACTGCTAATAAAGAACAAAAAGCTATAGCTGAAAAAATGTATGAATCTTCATTAATTAAATCTTTGCAAGAAAAATTTCCCGATCAGCCTGTTATTAGTTTGGGAGCGGAAGTATATGCTACTGGTTTAGAAGGTAGAGTAGCTGGAATTGTGTCTCAATTTGAACACCCAGAAAAAACTGATGTTGATAGAGTTAAAGGTATATTAGGAAAATTTGAAAAAACTAAACCAATTAATCCTAATAGATTATATAATCCTAACGATCTTTATAAATGGGATGAAGCCGGTACTCGTATTAAGAAAACTCCAGAAGAATTTGTTGAACAAATAATGGAAGATTATCATGTTGATCCTGAATACGGTCAAGATTTATATAACTTCTTAGAGATACAAGAGGGGCATGAAGAAGCAGAGAAAATGGGGATAGTTTTTGCAGCACCAGAAGAATTATTAAAAGGAGTAACAGAAATGCCTCCTTACCAAAAAGGAGTATATACATTAAAGGGCTTAACACTTGGTTTAGCTCCTACAGCTAAAATTACTACCACTCCATTTGAATCTCAATTAATTGATGAATTGGTTGCCATTGGTGGATATATGGGGGTATCACAAACATTACGGGTTTTAAATCGTGGAAATAAACTTTATAACTCTATCAAAACAAAACCAGTTACAGAAGCCAGTTTAAATAAACAGATTAAAGAAACTGGGCTTAATCCAGAAGAATTAACAAGAGAACAGAAGATTGATTTTGAGCATACACATAATTATACTCCCGATCCTGATGTAGAATTACAATTTCAAAATGTGGAAAAAGTTACTAAAATGAAACAGCTTGAAGGATTAACAGAACCGGAGATGGGGCAAGTTGTCAGTCATAGATATGAGGCTCAAAATATAAAAGCCAGAAAAATGCGAGGTTTGGAAACAGCAGAGCAAACATTAAAAAGACAACTACCACCAGAATCTCCTGCTACACAAGCAGCCAGAGAAGCACAAGATTTTGAAGCTGCTAATAAAAATTATGATGAATTAATTAATGATGCTGCCGAATCTGGATATCTAACAACATGGGAAAAAATGAGTGGCTCATTTAGAAAATTAGCCACTACTTCTATAGTAGCAATTAAACAAGCAGGAGACGCAGGAAGGGAACT